AAGCAGGCGGTAAAATTGAATAGTTGACAATTTAAATATGTAACGTCTATTATTCAGGCGTGTAACAAACATATAACTTTCTTTAGTCTGCGACTTTAGAAACTTAGGGCAGCGCCCAAACCATGTATTAACTATATGGGGGCGCTGTTTTTGTTTGCCTCCTAAACTCTAAAAGGAGGCATATTATGCCTAACGTATTAAACAACCTAGCTGCCGACATGTTCGTAGCAGCAGACAAGGTAAGCCGCGAGCTTACTGGTTTTATCCCAGCAGTAACACTTAACAACGGCACAGACGGCGCAGCTATTGGTGATGTCGTTCGTTCTCACTTCACGCGTGATGCAACTGTTGGCAATCGCAACAAAGGTATGACTGTTAGCGAAGGTACGAATCAAACTGTTGACTCCAAAACTGTTACAATCACAAAAGATCGCTCGGTTGAAATTCCTTGGGAAGGCGAAGAAATCAAATCTGTTAATAACGGCTCTGGTTTTGAAACAATTCAAGGCGACCAAATCTTTCAAGCAATGCGTGGTTTAACCAATGAAATTGAACTTGATTTAGCTGTTGCTGCTCATTTAGGTGCATCACGCGCTTATGGTACTGCTGGCACAACTCCATTCGCAACCGCTGGTGATTTCTCTGACGCTTCTTTTACTAAGAAAATCCTTGTTGATAACGGCGCTGGCGAATTTGGTCACCAATTGGTTATGAATACAACCGCTGGTGCAACCATTCAGGGCAAACAATCTCAAGCTAACGTCACAGGCACAGACTCTTTGCAACGTCAAGGTATCTTGCTTCCACTATCTGGCTTGGATTTACGTCAGTCAGCACAAGTGCAAAACTTCACAGCAGGGGCTATGGCTTCTGCGACTACTGACGCAGCAGGTTATGCAGTTGGCTCAACTGTTATAACATTGGAAGCGGCTGGTACTGGTATTGTATCTGCTGGCGACATCGTATCTTTCGCAGGTGACACGAATAAATACGTTGTTGCTTCTGTAAGCTTTGCAGGCGCTAACCCAGCAGCAGGTGACACTATCACTTTGCAAGAAGTAGGCTTGCGTGTTGCAATCCCTGCTTCTACTGCCTTAATCACTGTGATTGCATCATCTGCACGTAATGTTTGCTTCAATCGCTCTGCTATCGAGCTTGTAGCTCGTGCGCCTGCAACACCTGTAATCGGCGGCGTGGTTCGTGACAGCGCTGTTGACCGCATGATGATTGTAGACCCAATTAGCGGTCTACCGTTTGAAGTGTCTGTTTATCTCGGTCAAGGCAAAGCAATGATGCAGGTTGCTATGGCTTGGGGTACTAAGGTATGGAAACCAGAAGGTGTAGCGACCCTATTGGGTTGATTGCTTAACAATGGGGCATTGCTTCGGCAGTGCCTCAAATTAAGCAGTTAAACCAAAGGAGTGCAATATGTCAGAAACATGCGAAACCGTAACAGTCGTAAATGATGCAGGCATCAAAATCATTATGAATAAAAGTGATTATGATGCGTCAGTGCATAAATTGTATAAAGAACCTGCGAAGCGCAAAGCGTCTAAGTAATGGCTCTAATCGTTGAAAACGGCAGCAATGTTGCCAATGCAAACAGCTACTCAACAGTGGCTGACTTTGTTGCGTATGCGGCAAGCGTTGGTGTGACTATCCCAGCAGACACTTCAACAGAGGTGGAGTTAGTGAAGGCCGCGCAATTCATCGACCACCACGAAGCCAACCTGAAAGGCACGCGAAATGTTCGCGATCAATCCATGTCGTTTCCACGCTTCGGCTTACAGCTTGAAGGCTGGTACTGGAACGCGAACGAAATTCCACGACAGGTTAGACAATGCCAGTGGGCGTTTGCGCTTGATGTACATGCAGGTATTGACCTGTATAACCGTCCAGCTAATCCAAACCTTGTAGCGAAGCGTGAGCGTGTTGAAGGCGCTGTTGATGTTACCTATGCAGTAATTGATGGAGCAGACCAGAAAGCGACTCGCACAAGCACAGGTGATTCATTGTTGCGGACTTTATTAAACAATAGCGGCCTGTATGTCGTTGAGCTGCATAAATAATGAGTTTCTATGTCAATATGGCGGCAACTGCACTAAAGCTTCTTACTAAGTTCGGTGCTAAGGTTACTTTGCAGCGTGGATCGGGCGAGGTGTTCGACCCAATTACAGGCACAGTACTATCTGGCAGTGTGACAAGTATTGTCACTGTTGGCTTGTTGCGCCCATACCCTGATAAGGTGATAGATGGCAAGCGCATCATGTCAGGTGATAGGGAATTGATTTTAAGCAACGCACAAACGCCGCAAGCTGACGATAGGGTATTGATAGCTGGCGAAGACTGGAGCATTCAAAATATCAAGACTGTTCAACCAGACTTAGCGACTGATGTTGTGTTCTTTGTACAGGTACGCAAATGAGTTGGGCGGCTGATTTAGAACGCTTGGCTAGTAAAGGTGGTAAAGATTTAGGCAAGCTAGCAATGGCAATTAAGATTGAGTTATTCAGTGGTATTGTTGAGCAGACACGCGTTGACACTGGACGGCTTAAAGGAAACTGGCAGATACAGAATAACAAGTTAAACCCTAGTGATAATGCTGATTTTGATGCCACTGATTTAGGCGGTTTAAATGCGGCGAGCGAATCAAAGATTGAGCGAGGCAGCTTAGCATCAAGCAAAACCTATTTCACAAACCACCTGCCATATGCAAAAACATATGAAAATATTGACGGTATGGTAGGGCGTAGTGTGGCGCGTGTCCGTCAGATTGTTAAAGATGAAGTGAAGGCTTTGCGATGAGCATTAAAATTGACCAAGCTTTCACAGCGTTGATGTTGGGTGGCTCTTTAAGCATTGATATAGTTCACGACAACGGCGCATATTCAACGTGGGATGGCGTATCATATACAAGCAAACGCGGAGTTTATAATCCACAAGCTAGGCGTGAGTTTATGGAGATGACAACGTTTCCAGCAAATAAAGCGGCATTCTCACTTGCTGACACTGATGATGCAGTGGGCTTGTATCAGTGCATATTAAAATACCCTGCTGACGTTGGTGCAATCATTGCAAAACAGAAAGCAGAACAAGTTCTAAACCTGTTAAAGATTGGCTCTAAGCTAACTTATTCAGGACAAGAAATTAACATCATTTCTAATAGTAGAGACGGTGGAAGGGTGGACGGTGGATTTTATGAAATCGTTATCCGCGCAAATTATCGGGCTTTTGTAACACGATAAAAACAAGGAGGCTATCATGCCAGTTTCAAACATGAACGGTACTACAATCGGGACATCTGCAACACTTCCTGCGACTTATAACGCGGCAGGTTATGCAGCATTAACATTTACAAACATTGGAGAAGTTTTAAGCATTGATGGAGAGCTTGGCAAAGTTTTTAATGAAATTACACACCAAGCCTTAGGGCGTTCTTACCCTGAAAAGTTTAAGGGTACATATAATATCCCCAATATTACTATGACGATCGGTAAAATCGCGGCAGACGGTGGACAAGTATTGTTACAAGCTGCTTTAAATGCACAAGCAAGCTACTCGTTTGTTATCACGTTGCCATCTGGCAACACGGGTTCAATTACTGGAAAAGTGATGAAAGCTGCACAAGGTGCTATTGCAGTCGATGGCGTTGAAACCACCGTTGTTGATATTGCTATCGACCCACAATCATTGTTTGAAGCGTAAGGGGCTATTTAAATGGACTTAAACGACATTAACTTAGAAGAAAAATCAAACAGTGGCGCATCATTGGAGCTGGAGCATCCAGTCTCTGGTGAACCGTTGTTGCATGATGGCGAGCCTATGACAATCTTGCTTGCAGGTACTGATTCGATAGCATATCGCAACAAGCAACGCGAGATTCAAAACCGCCGTTTGATGCGTGCAAGCAAGGGTCGCAAGCCTGATTTTTCAGGACTTGATTCCGAAGCGTTGGAGTTACTTGCAGCATGTACGCTAGGCTGGTCGGGGCTTATTCTGGGTGGCGCAGCTTTGGAGTTTTCAGAAAGCGAAGCGCGCAAGCTATACGAAACACACGGCTGGATTAAAGAACAAGTTGACGTGTTTGTAGGTGAACGCGCCAATTTTTTTACGAGTGCCTAGAACAAGCTGAACAATACGTTAAACAGAGAGCGTGGCTTGCTTCGACACCAAAGCATAAGAAAGGTGTAGAAGTCGAGTCACGCGGCTCACGTATCGAAAGGCTAAGCGATGAGCCAGACTTTAAGCTTCCGCAAATTGGTGAACTTGAATATGTAGTAGGCTGGTTAATTGAAATGGGCGAAGCACAGCAAACAGGCAATGGCTTGATTGCGAACACATGGCAAGAGCTGGAAGCGTTTTCCAAGCTTTTTGAAATACACATGTCATGGTTTGAACTAAACACAATGCGCCGCTTATCAGTTGCGTATGTAAACGAATACCACAGGGCTAATGGTAATGATTGCCAGATGCCTTGTATTGATATTGAAAGCATGAAATCAAATGTTGAAAATAAAGTTAAGTCGCTATTTGCGCTGCTAAGGAGTTAAAAAGATGTCCAGTGATATTGTAGACGTTGGTTTAGCAGTAGATAGCAGGCAGGTAGATAAAGGCGCAAATGCGCTTGGAAAGTTCGGTAAGCAAGCAAGAAAGACGGAGACTGCGACTGATAAGATGAACAAGTCGTTGAAGGCTAGCGCAATCGCAATGGGCGCAATGGCTACAGCAAGTGCGGCAGCACTGGTGTTGATAGAAAGGAAGATGCTTTCTGTATCGGCAGAGTTTGAAAACTTCCAAGTCAGACTGCAACACACATTAGGATCAGTCGAAGAAGGCAACCGCCTATTTCAAGACATGACCAAGTTCGCAGGCGAAGTGCCGTTTGCATTTAATGATATTATGGATGCAGCAACAAATCTATCAGGAGTTATGACTGGCGGTGTTGATGATGTAAATAAATGGATGCCCATGATTGCTGATTTAGCTGCTGTATCAGGGTTGTCTATACAAGACACCACAGGGCAGGTTGTGCGCATGTATTCGGCAGGGGCAGGTGCAGCGGATTTATTCAGAGAGCGCGGCATTACTGCCATGCTGGGCTTTCAAGCTGGAGTTACCGTATCTGCCGAAGAGACAAGGAAAAAGCTCATAGAAGCTTACCAAGACCCAGCAAGTAAATTTGCAGGCGCAGCCAATGATTTAGCCAAGACTTGGGACGGTTCAATGTCCATGATGGGCGATAAATGGACGCTGTTCGTGAAACAAATTGGCGATAAAGGCTCATTTAACGCATCGAAAGGCGTTCTTTCCATATTCTTGGAAGAGATAAGCAAGAGCGGCGACAGTATAGACGGGCTATCTAGCGCAATATCTGACACGCTGATAAACTCCATGCAGGTCGCAATTTTTGCAACGTCACAGCTTTCCAAAGGGCTTGTTGGACTGACTATCATTGATGATATATTAAGGCTTGGCATAGATAAGACATCTGGTGTTATTGTTGACGCTTTCAAAGCAGAGTTAGAAGGTATATCTGGCTTGCTTATGATGATTCGTGATGTTACGGGTAAAGATTTAGGTGTTGATGCAGTAGAAGAAACCCTTGCTTCAATGGATATGCTTAGCAAGGGTATCAATGAGACTAAAAAAGAAAGCGTCATTGCACTTGATAGCGCGGTTCTATCGGCAGACGAGTCACTAAGAAAGATTGAAGAGTTAACAGTGAAGCTTTTTGCAGCTACAGAAACAGCGAGGAACGCAACGACTGCCAATGTTGGAAAAACAGCAGCAAGCGGTAGCGGTGGCGGCGATGTCGTTACTCCAGAATTAACAGCAAAAGAAATAGCCGCCCAAGCAGAAATAGAAATAGCGCGCAACAAGTATATATTGCTTGGTGAATTAGCTTTACTGTCTGACAGCCAGAAAGAAGAGCGCTATTTAAAACAGCTTGAGATTGATTTGTTACGCATGGAAGAAGAGCGTCAAAGACTTATAGATAATAAAGTTTGGACTGATGACCTGCAAGCTGTATTCGATGACCTCGAAATACAAAGAGCGCAAGAAACCGCCGACAAGATAGGCGCTATCAACGACGATCGCATAGCTAAGGAAACAGCGTCCGCCGTTGCCGCTGCTAAGTTTAAGGGGGCAATCGACAAAGGGCAGTATGGCGATGCAATAACTCAAGCAACAGGCTTTCTTAAAAACTCTGGTATGCTGAATAAAAAGCAATTCGAGCAAGTAAAGAAAGTAGAAACAGCAGTTGCTATTGTGAATGGCATATCAACTGTGATGTCTGCAATTAAACATGGCTCACAAAAAGGCGGCGTATATGGAGCTGTAATTGAAGGCGCGATAGCTGCAACAATGGTCTTAGGTCAAATCAGTAAAATTCAGTCTGCAACCTACGGTGGCGGAGGAAGCACGTCTGCACCGTCAGGCGGTAGCGTTCCATCGGCATCTGCACCGTCAGCACCGTCTCAAGCTGCACCTGCCCAGCAAGTCGCATCATCACAACCTATAAACTTCCACATGAACATCCAGACGCTTGATACTGCGAGCATTACCCCAGACACAATGCAGACAATGGTTGACGGTTTCGCACCTGCTATCGCTGATGCTTTCGGGCGCGGTGTTCATCAAGCACCTTTAGGAGCATAACATGGATAAACCGAGGATATGCTACAACAACCTGCTTAAAGGTGTTGCGTACACAATGCTGGCTGGTGTCGATGACGCTTCCGCTCCACTGTCAGATGCTTGGGTGTGGGATATGTCACGACCTGCATTACCGCTTGCTGATGCTAACGGCACGCTGTCATTTAGTATCAACACCCCACCCAGTGATGGTTTCGGCGTTAATGCCGCTGGCAATTTCACCAAGTTTGGTGATGCTTTGGGTTTCGCTGGTGTCGTGGCTGCTGATACAATGATACTTGGCGCGGCTCGTAATAGTCAATCTCTGACTAGGTTTTCAGGTGGCACGCTAACTATCTTAGCTGACGGTGTGCAGGTGTTCTCAAGTTTAATCTATGCACCGCAAGATAGTTCAATTATATACAGTCTCACACCACATAATGCCGCAAGTGTATATACAATCACAATCACAGGGTTGACTCCAAACGCAACTGTGAGACTCCCCGAATTGTTCATTGGTAGCTCGTTGATTATGCCTTATTTCGACTTAGGGCATGACATGTACGCTGAAACCTACGTTTCAACAGCGTTTAAAGCTGCGACAGGTCGTGAAGTTCTTTCGCGCAGATATGTGCGAATAGAGCAGACTCTAAAATGGTCATGGCTGGATGCTGAAAAAAGGAATGAACTGAAATTGTTTATCGAATCAGCGTTGGAAGTCTTGCAGCCTTTTTGGATAATCAGCTTCCCAGATAGCGACCCGACAGCGTGCTACATGGGTCGTCACAATGGTAAAAGCGCACCGCTCAAAGTTGGGCAGGCTGGGTACATGCCGTCATTTAGCCTTAAATTTCAGGAAAAACTATAATGTTGACTATCAGCGATAAGTTCATGGCAGAGTCTTTAAGAGACGGCAACCAGCCTGTATTGTTCATGGACATTTGGGCGGATAAAGGCGCACAACGCCGCTTATCTAAAGCTACAGACTGGAGCGGTATCAATGATGCTGCGGTAGGTCTTGATGTCGGGGTATCGTCAACCCGTGTTAAAGACTCACTCATACTTGATACTGGTACGAATGTACCCCTCACAGGCAGCGGTTTCACTGGTCTCGTGTCGCATGTAATGAACTATCGCGTGGATGTTACAAGCAGGACAAAATATCACGGTTTTTTTAGTGGTCATAAGTTCGACCATTTTGACAGAGTGATAGTGTCGAATGATTCTTCAATAGTTCTGCCGTTCACAGCAGTTGGCACTTTCCTTGCAAATGACATCCGATTGTCTGTAAATAACACGGGTAACTCTGCAACAAGTGTCAATATAAGAATTGTAGACAGCGCAGGAAATCAGGTTGGCTTTAAAGGCTCGACAGCGGTCGCTGCTCACAGTGGTCAGGTTGTTGTTAACGTCGTTGGGTTGTCTGCTTCGCTGCGAAAAGGGTTCAAGTATAGACTGGAGATAGGCTATGACTCACCTGCCTCCGCAGGAGTTCAACAAGATAGTGTAGCTACTACTGTCTATTCAGTCTCGTTGAACGTATCGAGTTATAGCATAGGTGCATACGCTCACACCATTGCGTTTGCAAGTGGCGATGGCTTTGTTATCAGCGGTAAGAACGGATTCCAGCCTAGCGGTTCGGCTGTGCGCACGCTTGATGTTGGTGCTACAGCTATTGGTGATGGCATTTTAACATTTAAAGACATTGTGCCAACAGGTACAAGCATGACTATCACAATGTATTACACTGACAGCGCAGTGATTGCAACAGAACCAACGCTTACAAACTGGACACTTCATGGCGTGGCAGCGTCAGGCGACATATTAACAGCGCACCAGTGGTGGCGTGCAAAAATTGACATGACATCTAACAGCTTGAACGATGAGACTCCAACGATAAACGAGATTAGCATCTCTTATATTGGCGACCCTGTTATCATTTCAGAGAATACGGTTGTTGAATTAGTACCAGACTCCCCCGAAGTGTATCAAGTGGTGGCACGCACAGGGCTGGATTCAGTGTCAACAGCTACAGCACAGCTTACACCTAAACCGACCAAGTCAATGATAGGTCGTGTATCGGTAACATTGCTCCCCGAAGATGCCGTAAACGGTTTGATGAATAAGAAGCTGCGCGGTCGCCCTGTTCGTATCCGCGCTGGCTATGTTGGCATCACTGAAACCATCCCTTTTTACGAAGGTATCGTCCGTGACATGGCGTGGAGTCGAGGCAAGTACACTCTTACTGTACAAGATACCATTGAGCTTGCTGACGTTAGCGTTCCGCGAATTCCAGCAGGTTTAGCTTGGAGTAGTGTAACTGAATATGCTATCGGTGATATTTTAGTACACGGTACAAACAGTTGGGAATCGGTGAGAAATGTTCTGACAGGTATAGTTAACCCACTCGCGGCGGATGGTGCAGACGGTGACTATTGGATGAATAGTGCAACTTCTGTAATGTTCACAAAAACAGCAGGTGCGTGGAACGCTGGTAGTGCTGGAATTACTCCAGAATTATATCCAACTGCTTGGCGTGACAACGGCACTGTGTGGCAGGACATAGGTTATACTACTGCAACAAACGGTGGTGTAGACTGGAGCTTGGTTGACATTGCGAAAGATTTAATCATTAACAGAATCAACTTGAACACAGAGAATGTTGACTTTAACTCCTTAACACGTTTTCCACTACGCACAGGATCGCGAACACTCACTAAGCCAGTGAAAGCTTTTGAGATGTTATCGGAACTAGCATGGTTACTTGAGGCGCAATGGGCGGTGGTACGCGGTCAGTTATCACTTGTGCCAGAGCCGTTGTCTGCTGACTTACCAGTTGAGGCAGTACAGGTGAATGATGTGATGAATAACCCTACTTATCGACGCGGTTGGGCTGAGTTAAAGAACGAGTCGTTGATAGTAACTGGCTACACTGGAGCAGGGTCAAACGAAGCGAGTTTCAACACGGGTGTCGCAGTTGCAGACCAGATAAGTATTCAAGATTATGACATTGCCGCACTTGATACGTTTCAAGACAAATGGAACGTGCCACTAGCTGAATTAACGACTATTGCAACAAACTTCGTGAACAGGTGGAAAAATGGTAGACGTGTGATACCATCGGCGCAAGTTCAGATGAGGTTGTTGCGTTTGGAAGTTGGTGATGTGGTTACATTCGACAGTATAGACATGCCACCTGCTGACCCACCACCTTATAAAATGATGGTGTTGAAGAAAGACGTAGACTGGAAAAAACAAACGCTCAAAATGAGCTTTATTGAGGTAGTATAATGCCAACATTTACACCAAAACTGAATTTACAGAAACCTGCTGATGCTGAATTTGGCTGGCAGAACATGATACGTCAGAACGCTGATGTCATTGATGCAGAAGCTTTGCGTGTTGATGCGGAAGCTTTGCGTGTTGCCACACAGGTTGACTCACAGCATAACCCTGACGGCACACATAAAGGTTTGACTACTGATAATGTTGTTGTGCAAGGTACAATGACACTCGGTGGTGTGGCACGCAACACGTTTCCAGCTTCGGGTGGTGCAACTGCTGCATTGACTGATGTTTTCGTCAACAGTGAAAAGGGCAACATCCCAGCGGCAGGTGAGTTTGAAATCCGCAACAATGCAGGTACTGTGAAACATTTTGGAATTGATGAGGTGACAGGTAAAGTCACTGCACTTAACCTCGCAGGTATGGTAGGCAACATCATGTCCCCATTAGTTCACATCCCGTTCAAGCGTGAGGGTGATGAAGTGGCATTGAGTGGAGTGCAAACGTTCACACGCGCCAGTACAGCCACATACATTGACCCATTGGATGGCTTGGTTAAGACAGCAGTTAATGATACACCACGCTTTGAACGCATGGCAGATGATGGCACAGGTATATTGCTTGAGGGTGCTAGTACGAA